CAAATACGCACATTCAATACTGCTCCAGAAACCTTACCTCGTAGTGTGGTTGTACGACAAGACGGTGGACAAATGTGGATATTGGGTGCCAGTCGTAGAACTATTCGAGCATATCGACTGGTGGTGCCTTTTGATATAAGTTCAGCAGTATTGGAATTTGAATTAGGTATTGCTGCTGATCGTGGTGGCAGTTATCCTGCTGATATGATATTCAGTACACTGGGTAAAAAATTCTTAATTGCCGAAACTGCACCAAATTCAGTCACCACCGGCGGTGCAATACACGAATATCGTTGCACTAGATCATTTGACATCAGCTCAGCCGAATGGGTTAGAACATACCATTATGGTAATATTTCTCACAAGACTCGGTTAGGTGGAATCGATGTCAATCAGGACGGAACCAAATTGTTTACCTTGGGCGGCGATTTATTGTTTAGTTTTACCTTGACTGATAGTTAACTGTGTTTTTCGCAGTAGCGTAGTTTATCAACCACTTCACTGGTAGCTAATGTGCGTAGGATTCCAGGATGCAAGGGTTTCGGGGTGGCCGACAGTGGCAACCAAGCATAACCAATGTGTTCATCATTTAGCCCAGGCACAAATTCATTGTCTACGCTGACAAAAAAAGTATGATAGATAAAACGACGGTCGTTGCTGGTATAACGTTCGATGGGAATCAGTTTTGGGTCTGTGATTCGGCCGCCTAGTTCTTCCTGTATTTCCCTTGCCAAGCCCACAATCACAGTTTCATTACCGTCAACCTTGCCGCCGGGCAGTGCCCATGTCATGGCCCATGAACTGCCTGTACGCATTAACCATAAGTATCGACCAGTGGATTTAGCATAGATCAATGCGCCCACGCCTTGGGTTAATTGTTTGGAACGAAGCTCCAGGCTCCCACGCCGTAGCGACCCTCTACACTCTTGGTCCATTGATTATCTTTCCATTTATATTGAGTACCTGTACGCAGGTTAGTTACATATTCTACACTGATTGATATGGTGCTGTCAAATACCACAGACCACCCGCCGCCATCGTATTCAATGATATCGTTGGCTTGAGCTATTAGTTGAGCCCGACCGGCTCGATTCCAAAGTTCTGGTCCATCTATGGTAAATGGGTCGCTGTCATCATTGTCAGGGTGACCAATGGGATTAACCAGCAAATATCTTGTGCCCACTGGTGGTAAAATTATGCTGGCATCTACGGTCACTGTATAGGGATCAATTATGGCATCCACTGGTGGCAATGTATTGACAGGCAGTGTGTCAATGTCGGCATTGAATATCAATATGCTGCGATCCACAGGATGATATGCCACTGTGCCTACCACTGTGATTCCTTCATTTTCTAATCTGATTTGACTTAGACCATTTACTAATAAATCTGTGTTGGCAGGAGCGCCAGCTAGTTCACCAAAACTTTGAATAGCAGTGGGCCAGTCACCAGGTCTCAGCGGAGGCATTACTCCATCGTTGAATTGTACTTCGCTATCGCTAACGAATAGTTGTAGTTGATTTCCTGTATATACCACATTGAGATCAATTGGCGTAAAGATTTTCTTGGTGGCAAATAAACTAGCAGCAATATCAAAAGATTCTTCTTCGTGATCTATGCTGCCCACAGGATCATACACACTGGCAATAATTTTTTGTATAACACCTTGTTTCTTAACACGAGCAGGTGGGCTGATCCAAATTGGCAATTCAAAAGTCAATTGTGCTACATCAATGGGTTCTTCGGTGCCCACTGGTACACTGCGACTGCTAAACACACTGTCAGTTAAGGTAATATAACTAAGACTGGTCCAATCCACATAACTGTCAGTGCTTTGTAGTTCCATGCTGGGATTAAACAGCACGGCCATCTGTTCTAGCAATTGAAATTTTTGATCAGTGTTGCTGGTCCAAATATCTAATTTCAGTGTCAGTAGATAAGGAACTGGCATCAGACGTTCCACAGTGAGTAGGTCACCTTGGTACTCGGTGTATTCAGATTGTTGGTCATCATAGGCACGTTCACGAATCTGCATCTTGCTGACAAAATATGGTTCTTGTACACGAGCCCGATCGTAGGTAAATGCGCTGACATACACACTCATAGCCGGCACACTGTTTAGATTGTTTTCGCTGTTTTGTTGAAGTATACTGGCTACTTGGCGACTGCTATCACCATAGTAGACAGGCACTCGCATGAGAGTTCTTGTGCCTGTGCTGCTGCGTCCCAAGCTGACTTCAAAGTTGCTCATAACACGAATAAACTGTTGAAGAAAACGTCGTATTTGGCCCGAATAAAAATATGAACTCATTAGTTATCTGCCCTGGGTTTTAGAACTTCGTGTAGACTTTGTTTTTCTGGTTGCGTATTGCCACGTACATCAGTGAACGTGCGATCATTGGTAGTGAATTGATTACGCAAAGTGAGATTGTCTGTGCTATTGGTAGTAAGGTTGGTACGTATGTTGTCCTCAATTTTGGTCCAGCGTGTACCATTGAACCTAAATAATCTGTTGGGCTTGTAATCAATACGCAAACAATATTCTCCCACCTGTGGGAACATGGGAAAACTGGTGCCTTGTGTGGCTGGTAAACCATTGGGCGGTGTTGAATCGCCACCCAAGTAGGATTTCACAGTATAGGTAGGAGTTTCGCCATTGGATGAAAAGTGATAAATTGGATCGGTGTCATAGCCACTCATTGGAGTATCAATTTCAGCTTGTTCAATTACAGCATCATTGATTTCCATGTACTTGTCATATGAACTAATGATATCGCGCAGTGGTGTTGAGTCTTCTTCACTAACAGTTAGTGTAGTTAATATGTCACGATATTCCTGGCTATCTACCAGCGGATTGATCTTGCAGCGCCACAGGTGTGGCCACCACGTTGGGCTATATCCTTCAGCAGCGCGAGTACAGTCACTGACCACAAAGAAACGTTTTAGAGCAACTGGAATTGATTCGTCTAGTGTTTCGTAGTCCACAAGATGTTGTAGTTCTAGCACGTCACCATTCATAATACGTCGTCCCAGTATTTCGGTCATGTCGTTGATATGAAAGGTCATAAACAATGTGCCAGTTTGTAAAAATAACCCAAACTGTGTGAGATCAAAAGCATTGTCTGTGACTTGATATATGCCACGCATTTTATATATGGTGGTATCGTATTTTCTATCACGGTTTTCCAGCAGCAGCAAGTCTTGTATATTCAATGCACTTTGGTTGGTGTATTGAGGTTGTGTCACATCGTCGCTGGGCCCGGTGTCAGCTGGTCCTAGGTATTTGTGTACCAGAATGCCGGTGCCCGATATTTGAAAGTATTCGGATATGGTGCGGTCTATAAAACGGTAGTCATTTGAGCGTTTTCCGTCTTTCCACAATGACAAACGTGCCAAAATTGCTCTCCAAAAGTATCTAGTATTTATGGGCAGCTGGTTGACACAAATCCGTTTATGCTGTAATATACTGGTATGGACTACTCGGAAGCCCTGCAAATCTACGAAAATTTGCCTGCCCGCATACAGGAAATTGCTAATTTTCGGGTGCGTAGGGACTTGCAACGCATGTATCGTACCTGCGAAAATATCAAACGCGAGATATCTCGTGAGTCAGTAAATAGTAGAACCACAGTCAATCACCGAGTGTTGGATTTACACAACAAATTCTCAGAATCAGTGACAAATCTGGATCAATATATTACACTAGCTTTATTAACACTGTAGGAGCTAACATGGCTATTATTAAAGGCATCAAAGTACCTAAGAAAAAAGAGCCCAATGCTCGTGTACTAGCCAGCGACGAAAAAGCCACTGGTCCGGAACCGCAGTGGGACGCTGAACGAGCACTGGGCTTTGATGATGCCACTTTTGATCATCACTTGCGTAAGAGCTTCCAGTACTACAATTATCACTATTCTGTCAAGCAGTGTCGTAAACATTTAAATGATTGGCTGCGTCGCAACAGCAAATTTGACAAAAAACTAATCGATAAGTTTGAGCGTATCAGTGACCGTTATGTGCTGATGACTCCTTGTAGCCTTATTATGGCACATCGGCGCGGTATGCCTTTAAAAGATCGCCATGTCAAGTATATCCATGATCAAGTTGAGTACAGCATGGCTTTAGCTGCAAAGAGTGGCGATCATGGTGATGAAGTCATTGCTGCGCCTGGTCAAGTTGTTGAACGCAAGATCACTATTCAAGATCGTTTACAAGAGCGTACTGCGGAATTGATTGGCGAAGTTGAGGGCTACTACGACGAAGTCTTGCGTGGCAACAAATCTGACTTTAAGATCTATGATTTCCTTACTGTACATAAGGTTCCCCAGAGTCAATTGGGTAAATATGAACAAGTGTTTCAACGACGTGTTCAAGAACTTATGACTGCTCAGGATAAAAAAGATGCACAATTGGTGGAGTCTTATCGTCACTATCGGGCTGGTGATTACAAACGTTTGTTTGCCTTTCTTGCTGATCTCTTGGCTGGAATCCAGCAGTACCGCGGCGTTAAAAAGGCAGTTAAGAAAGCGAGAGTTAGAAAGGCGCCAGCCAAAGAAAAAGTGGTGGCCCGACTCAAGTACGCTAGAGAAGATCGTGCGCTCAAAGTTGTCAGCATCAATCCCACAGACATCATTGGCGCCCAAGAGCTTTGGGTATTCAATACCAAGACTCGTAAACTGGGACGCTATGTTGCTGAGGCCATGGGTCAACTTGGTGTCAAGGGTGCGTCAATTACTGGCTATGACGAAACTAAAAGTCTAGCCAAGACACTGCGTAAACCCGACGAGCAGCTCAAAGAGTTTCTCAAAGCTGGCAAGGTGGCACTGCGTACATTTCTCAAAGATATCAAAGCTGTTGAGATCAAGTTAAACGGACGCATTAACGAAGAAACAGTGCTACTCAAAGTGGTCTAAGCTCAGGTCCCTAGGTAAATAATATATCTAGGGACTTTTTTATGGCCACACTACAAACTGGTTTAAAATCTACTTTAAACATTCTTGCTGACAGCTTAGGCGGTCCTGGCCCTATCGCTTTTGATGAGACCACACTTGACCGCAGCTTGGATTTCAAACGCAACGAGATCATTGACTATATTAGATTGCGTTTAGGCAGCGGGCTAGTGGATGTTGAATTAGAACAAGAGCATTTTGATTTAGCCATTAAAACTGCACTAAGCAAGTATCGTCAACGTGCTCCAAACAGTGTAGAAGAAAGCTATGCTTTTTTAGAACTACTGCCTGAAACACAAGAATACATATTGCCCAAAGAAATAGTTAACGTTAGACAAATATTTCGTCGTGGTATCGGTTCCGTCACTGGCACAGTGGCCAGTCAATTTGAACCATTTGCATCAGGTTATCTTAATACATACATGTTGGTAGCCGGGCGGGTCGGTGGCCTAGTAAACTACGAATTGTATACCCACTATCAAGAACAAGCAATGAAAATGTTTGGTGGGCATATGAATTATACCTATAACCCAGTCACTAGAAAACTAACACTGGTACGTAAGATGCCAGCCACTGGGCGCAAATTTGTACGTGCCACAGCGGTCACAGCTTCGGGCACCATAGCCGGTAGTACCATAACCATATCAACCGCGGATGTTTGGAACGTGACTGTTGGAGCCACTCTTGAGATTGCCAACAGTTATGTGGGTGGCTACAATGGCTATTACAGCATACAGACAGTTGATACTGCGACCAAAACTGTGACTATAACTGCTACACAGGAATTGCAAAGCACTGCAATAACTGGCTATGATCTAAGTAGAATGCAAATCAGCAGTCCTACCACCGACGAGCCTGCTGAAGTTGTACTGTTATGGACTTACAATTATAAACCCGATGTGATGTTGTTTAATGATCATATGGTATTTCCATGGTTGCAAGAATATAGTTATAGTTTCGCCAAACGTATTTTAGGTGAGGCTAGAAGTAAATTCAGTACTATTGCTGGTCCACAAGGTGGTACCACACTGAATGGTACTGCTTTACTGGCAGAAGCCAAAGAAGAAATGGACAAGCTAGAAGAAGATCTCAAGCGTTATGTAGACGGTAGTATGCCATTGACATGGGTGATAGGATAATGAGAGCCAGCGAATTTGTCATAGAAGGAAAAAAAGGTCAGCTACGAAAGAGTACAGCCAAGGCCATGCATCGAACTCATGCTTATGGTGATGGGTATCATACCAACGGTACTTATAATTTTTACCGCGTAGGCATGGCTGCTGCCATGGCAGACGGCTCAGGTAATAAGTTAGACATTGATGATCGTACTTGGGCACATAGTAATAATGTAGCGGTTCCTTACACAGAACAAGAGCATGACATGATGCATCAAGCGTTCAAGGCCATTAACACAAATGTTGATAACGTAGTTAAAGATCATCGTAGCTTAGAACCCGAAACAGTGAATCGAACTAGTCCCACTGCCAAACCTAAACGCAATAAATTCGGTGTCTAACTGAGTTGACAAATTTATTAGCCTAGCTTATAATCAGCTATGGCTAAAGTAATAGGTATATCTGGTTTTATTGGCTCAGGTAAAGACACTGTAGCCGATTATCTTGTAAACTATCACGGCTTTCGTAGAGAAAGTTTTGCTAACACTCTCAAAGATGCTGTGGCCTGCGTGTTTGGTTGGGATAGACTCATGCTGGAAGGGCGTACTGCTGCTAGTCGTGCCTGGCGTGAACAAGTAGATACATGGTGGGCTGAACGACTCAACATGCCCACGCTTACACCACGGTGGATCTTACAGTACTGGGGCACTGATGTTTGTCGCCATGGATTCCACGATGACATCTGGGTGGCCAGTTTAGAAAATCGACTACGCCAAAGCACAGACAATATCGTAATTTCAGACGTGCGTTTTCCTAATGAAGTGCGTGCCATACGTGGAGTAGGCGGAACTATGATTTGCGTGGAACGTGGAGATCCTCCGGAATGGCTGGCCTGTGCGCTACAGACTGTGCATACACACGAAGATGATCAGTGGATTATTTCTGATCAAGAACGTGATATGCGATCACGGTATCCTGATATTCATCCCAGTGAGTGGGCTTGGCTAGGCACTAAATTTGATTGTGTCATTGACAACAACGGCACAGTGGATCAGCTTTATGCCCAAATCAAAAGTCTGGTGTAAGAGCGCCAGGCTTCCAATGTGTCTTGGCCACTTCTTGCTGGCAATTTAGACAAATAGTTTTTAGGTTGGCCCAATTGGTATTGCGGTCATTGCCGTCAATATAGTAGACATTGCTTTGACTAAGCATCTTGAATTTAAAGCCGCAGCGTTCGCATTTGTCTCTTTTCTTGTATCCTGACTTTACCCAATTTGGAATTTGCGGTTGTGGCTGACGCTTTCTGTGAATACAGGGTGTGCAAGCCGTTCTATAATAGGTTTTACCCTGTCTATAATAGTTTATAGCCACTGGGTGCTGATTACAAATAGGACAAACTGCACGTTTCATATGGATATTTATAAAGGACCGAGCAAAGGACCGGCTAGACCCAGAAAAATGGGGTCATAAAATAAATAATTGAAGAGGTAGTATAGCCTACTTATAAAAGGAATTAAATTATGGCACTTGTATCCCCAGGCGTAGAGATTACAGTTATTGATGAAAGTCAATATCTTCCAGCGGCGATCAGCACAATACCATTTGTAGTTATCGCCACAGCCGAAAATAAAACAATAAATGGGCTGATTGCTCCAGGAACCACCAAAGCCAACGCAGGTAAAATTTATGGTATTACCAGCCAGCGTGAATTAGCAGCCACATTTGGTGTGCCCACATTCCGTCGCAGTGTCAGCGATACTCCGCTGCACGGAGATGAGCTTAATGAATATGGTTTAATGGCAGCATACAGTGCATTAGGCCTTGGGAATCGTGCCTGGATCATGCGTGCCGACATTGATCTTGAAAGTCTAGCCGGTACTGGAGTACGTCCTACAGGATCAGGTAGCAATGGAGCCAATTGGTTTGATACCGCCACTACTAAGTGGGGTGTATTTGAATTTAATCAATCCAACGAGCTCGATCCTTTTGTGGCAAAGAATGTCACGGTTATTAGTTTAGATGCCAATGGAACCAGTCCATTGGTAGACACCGGTGTTTCGCCTAAGAAGCCAATGAGCAGCGTAGGTGTAATTGGTGAATATGCTACCATTGTTGGCGAAGATGAGATGTATGTGTTTAAGAAAGGTCCTAATAACCAATGGGATATCGTTGGCGATAGTACCTGGGCCAGTAAGATTCCCAGTGTGATTAGTGGAAAAACTGGAACACAAGCCGGTTTAGCTGCTGTTGGAAGCACTGTTCCAACAGGTAGCAAGTTCTTTATCAATAACACTGAAGTGACGTTTGGTTCAGATGTAATTGACTCAGCTCAATTTGCAGCAGATGTCACTGCTTTCTTAGCTGGTAGTGGATTAACTGTACAAACAACCAATGACAGAATAGAAATTTATGTTGATACCACTGCTATGAGTGATGGTATCACCACTGATGGTGAGTTAGTTATTAAAGATAGTACTAACACACCATTAAGTTCATTGGGATTCTTTCCACCTGCTCCTCCAGCAATGACCACTCCAGTGGATGGCACTGTGGTCACTGTAGCTGGTGCTACATTTACATGGAGTAATGCTGCTAGTAAATGGGAAGGTAGTGTTAGATATCGTCGTCCAACAGTTAGTTATGGAACATTTGCACAGATTCCGGGGTGGCGCAAAGAAAATATGACCACTGCTAGACCCAATGGTAGTGTATTTGTCAAGACCAGTGTAGAGGGTGGTGGTACTAATTTTGTATATAGTCGTTATAGTTCTGCCAGTGCTAGCTGGAACAAGTTAGCAGTGAAAGCATTTGCCAATGGTTGGGACGCAATTTATAACCTAGACCCCAGCGGTGGTCTAAACATTAACGCAGGATCTGTGTTTGCTCAGTACAATGCCAATCCAAGCGTGGCTACAACTGGTACAGTAAACTTCAAGTTCTGGACACTAAGACAAAAAGGCATGGTCAGTGCCACTGGTAGTGTAGTGAATCCAACATTTACTGTTGGTGATACATTTAACATTTTGATCAATCGTCCCGGTAATCCGAATGTGTTTACCTATCCGATCACCATTGCATCAGGAATAAGTCCTGCCAATGCCAATGATTTTGTGACTTCAATCTTAGCTGCTAATATTCCTTACTTGACAGCAGAAGTAGTTTCGGGACAGATCAAGCTAACACACACCGCTGGTGGCATCATTGCATTGCGTAATACTACCACCATGGGTGGTCGCAATCCAGTTCAATCAGCTGGGTTTGTTGCAGGCGTGACCAATATTACCACAAACCTAGTAGGTACCAGCACAGATAT